GAACGTCGGTACGGATTTGATAAGGATTAGACATAATATTCTCCTGTGTCTGTGTTGTGATCGAAGGGGCCATTACAGCCCCTCTGCTAAGATTCTTCTATTAGCGTTTCAGCTTTGCAATCTGCTCCATGCAATGCTTAGCTTCCTCATAGTATCCTTGAGATGCTAAGTGCGCAGCTGCTCTGCTATACCCAACAACTTCACACCAGTTTTGAAAACCAGTCCAAAGTTTTTGGAAGTATGAACGATGATCGATAGTAACAGTTTCAGTATAAAACATTAGACATGTCCTTTTAGATTAGGGTTAATGTCTCCATCCATACGTGCGATAGAATAGATATCGCCTCTGTTAATACCAATGTCGTTCAATTCTTTATCAGTCAAAGCACGCAATTCCTTTACTGTCGCACGGAATTTTTTTGCTTCGCCATAGTCGTTAATCAGCTTCTTGAAGAAGCTCTTTAGTGTCTGTGTCATTTGTTATTTCCTCGTAATGACCGATTTCGATTTTACGAGGACGCAGTTCCTGTGGAATCTCGTATCTCAGTTCTACTGACAATACTCCGTCTACCAGATCTGCTCCGTTTACTTTTACATGTTCAGACAGCCTGAAGGTGCGTTTGAATTTCTTAGTGGAAATGCCACGGTGAATATACTCGCGACCTTTACTTACGTGTTCACCAGTAATAGTCAATGTACGATCTTTAACTTCGATGTTAAGCTCGTCTTTACTAAATCCAGCCACAGCCAATTCGATTAGGTAATCGTGATCACCTGCTCGGATAATATTATGTGGGGGATAATGATCTTGTGAATGCTTTGCTACATAATCTAATTCATTAAGTAAATGGTCAAAGCCAACAAAAGATGAACGTGGAAATAGTGATTGTACGCCTGTCATAATTTTCTCCTTTTACAAGCAAGAATAGTTTTGCAGCCGGACCATCCGCACTGCAAAACTATTTATAATTTATATAGTATCATAAGCTATACAAAAATGGAATACCTAATATGCATCAGGTGATTATTTATTTCCGATGTTGTACTTCGGACATAATTCCCAATTATCTTTATCTCTATACGAAATGATTTTAATTTGACGCAGAGGTGCCACCACCAATTCTTCTTTCTTCACAAAATCGATTAGTCCCCAGTCGCTCAACAATGTGGCGATGGTGTTCCTACGTGCGATATCATTGTCTTCGAGATTTGCTTTCTTACCATCCAACATAAACAACTCTTTAAAGTGAACGATAAAATAACGTCCTTGCTTATGTAGGATATGGCAGGATTGATAAAGCTTCTTATCTTTACGGGAAGCTACGCCGATACGAGTTAGTGTCTCACGAACCTTTAAAAAGTCGTCTGGTTCGTTTAGTGTGATTTCCAACATGGTTGTTGGAGACCATTCAATAATACTATTTTCTTCCACCTTTACTCACCTTTTCTTTTATAATTTTTATTTGTTCAGGCGATATAAGTGAGAGGACTTGTCTTGCTTTGTCATTGCTATAGCCATAGTACTCTTTTATCACTTCAATATCACTGTGTGTTTCAGGTTTATTCCATTTAGAAAAACGTTTACGTTTCCTGACAGTATTTATAAAAAAGTGATATTGTAGCTTTTTGTCAATATTATGGTATTGATTCATGACATTTGCAAGAGCAACCGTATCATAAAAGTAACCAAGCCCACGGTTAACCATGAAAGGATTGTAATCCTTCTCGGCTTGCTCACCAATCATGATATCGTCTTTTGTATCATTAATGGATTTTAAATAGTCAAAGTGATTCATTTATATATCTTACCACAGTTTGCATCCGCATAACATCCATAACGATGTCATGTTGTGGATCATGTGCAATAAACTTTTCTTCCAGCCCTTCAGGAATAAAACTATTCTTGAGACCAGAACCCCATGTTAAACCTTCAATAGTGGAACGAGTATCACGTACTTCCCACCAATTATATGGCATAGGTTGGTTACACTGCTTCATAATATGTTCAAGGAAAATAGGATCAAATGTATTACCACGCGTATAGACTTTGGTTACATTTGCTGATTTATTTACAATAAAAAAGTTATAGAGTTCTGAGATGGATTTGTCCTCATCCGAAGGCTTAAGTTGCTTCCGTGCCTCGGAGGGTTGCCCGTTCCACCATTCTAGCGTTTCCTTATTGATACTACGCTTATAGGTCTTAACCTGTTCCTCTACGTTAAATTTAATCAATTTACTATTAGCTAATAGTTCTTCATAGGTATGTGGGTTATCACCACTAAATCTAGTCTCAGAAAAATTAACCATAGCCATTGAAAGAACAACACCTGAAATCTGATCTTGAGACAACGTTTCAAAATCAAATATACAAGCATCATTTAGTCCATCATATGGTGCCATTATTTAAAACTCACTTGTGCCATAATTTCTGTCATGCATGCTACCACATTTAATTCATGGTCAGCTACAAATGCATCCTTATACTGATAGTCTGCTAGAATAAGAACCATTTGTGGAATTGATTGGGGTTCAAGGTATTCATACATATTATCGTAGAGGCCACGGAAGATTGCCACAGGCTCAACATCCATGTTGTTTGTAACCCACTTACGCATCACTTTAAAGTTTTTGTCTTTTAAAGCTGTCACAAGTTCAGTAACGTTGCCACTAACATTATTACTGGACTGGCCGTTAATGCCAGCACCACTAATAGATACGCGCTGTCCTTCATTGATTACTCTCCTCCAATCAGGAGCATGTTTCATAATTAGATCAGCTACAGCTTTCTGTTCATAAGAAACACTTTCCTGGTCTAATATGTATATGAAACGTTTGAAAAATTGTGCTGCTAAATCAGCTAAATCTTTCTTCGTGGTATTAAATTCATAAACACCACAACGAGAATGGAGGGGTTCAATAATGCGGTTCTTAAAGTTACATGTAAGAATAAACCGGCAGTTATCTGAAAATTCTTCGATGAATCCACGGAGAGCGGGTTGTGTTGATTGAGGATTAAGATAATCAGCCTCATCAAGGATAATAACTTTGTATCCACCTTGTAAAGATACAGTAGAAGCAAACTGTTTAATCTTACCACGTAGGGTATCGATGTTTCCTTCTTCTGATCCATTGATAAGAATATAATCCAAACCTAGTTCATTACACATAGCTTTTGCGACTGTAGTCTTACCAAGACCAGCAGACCCGGCGAACATCATATTAGGGATGTCACCGGTGTCCACCATTTTTTGAAACGTATCTTTTAACCGTGTTGGAAGGATAGTTTCAGAGATTGTTTTGGGTCTATATTTTTCTACCCACAAGAAGTCTTTGGCCATTCACATACTCCATAATCAATAGTGCCATTATATCAAATATATCTTAGAAGGTATATTCTTATTTTATATCCCGTGGGATATATTATTCAGCTTCGGCTGCTTCTTCTTGTGCTCGCTGTTCGCATAGTTGTGTAAGTTGAATAGCTTGGTCACGCAGTGTACCAATTGTAGAAAGTTCTTCACCACGGAAACCACCACGTTGTACAATAGCATCAATTACTGCTACGATAGAACGAGAGGTACGGTTAGCCAAATTGAATGTTTGTTCTACTGTTTCGTTGACTGTTTCGTCTGACATAATAATCTCCTTATTTGTATGTCGAAGTTTTTTCAAGCGCGACCCAATATACTAAATTTTGATCGTCACTCATATTTGTAAACTGAGAAATCAGCTTTGATGAAATTTCAACCTTGTAATCACCTGGGATCATACGTAGGTTATTGATGTTAAGGATGAAGTTAAAATCATCCGAGCTATACTCACCATCTACATCAATGGAGTATGAGTTTGATGTAGTGTTTTCACTGTCAACAACAGTAAGAGTAATAACATTATTGGCACCTGTAATTGATACCTCATTGTGGCCAAGAGCGCTGGCCGCACGTTTTAAATTGTTCAGTGTAGTTTGGTCTAGAACAAAAGTAACTTCAGGATCTGGCATAGCAATAGGCTTTGTCGGTGACGTAAGCATATCAACATCAGAATAGAAGTACTTAATTTTAGACCGGCCTGACATATCATTCACTGTCAAG